CACGTAAGGGCGGTGGAGAAACAACTCCTCCTCCTGCGACTCCTCCTTCTGGTTCTCCAATCGTAGGCGTGGATGGTCAGCCGATACAGCCAGAGCCACAGCCTCCTGTAGTTCAACCAGAGCCTCAACCTCAACCAGAGCCTCCTGTATTTCAACCAGAGCCTCAACCAGAGCAACTTCCGCTACCAATTAATCCTCCCACTGCGCCTGAAGTAAAGGCTCTGCTACCAACTGCCGAATCAATTATTAAAGTATTTGATATTGGTAACAAAGGTTCTGTGTGGGAGAACGGAATTTCTAATGTTGATGATTTCCTTGCGTTGGGTAAAGCACTTAACTTGTCTATCAATATATCTACAAGCCAAGCCGCTTTTGATCGGTACAGAAAATCTATTGGCTACTACGGTGTCAACGGAAAGACTCTTATGGGCTTTAACGCACAACCCCATGATGTTACCAAACGCGCTAAAATTGGAGTAAAGGATACAAGCAAGCAGACTGATTTAGAGGTGTTGATTTTTCTAGCCCATGAAATTTCCCATACTATTGAGGGGACAAGTAATGCCTATGGTTTTACTAAAAAACCCCAGTGGATGAAGAAACTCTCTGCACACCCCGATAGTAAAGCCCGAAAGCCTATTCTTGAGGGTAGTTTTAGAGATGTTTTAAATACTTCTATTAAAGATGCTCAGTCTGAGGGCGCTACCGAACAACAAAAAGAGATACTAAAAGAGATTAACTACATACAGAACCAACTTCTAGTCTCTTTTGCAGGAAACCCTGCCGTGGGAAGTGACTATGTTAGGTCTTTCTCTTACCAGAGGCGCTTCTTTGACAAGGTTTTAAAAAACACTGGTAATGACTTGAGTGGTAGCGTACTTACACCAGAGCAAAGAATTGCGATGAACAACTATAAAAATGGCCTAAGTAAAAAAGGAAAAAGCCATCTTAGCTACATCACTGATTCTGCCGAAGTAGCTGTAGACCCAGTATGGGTGTACTTGGCTAACCCTAAACTAATGAAAGAAGTAGCACCCGAAACTTCTAGGCTAATACAGCAGTATTTCCAAACCCAAAACAAGGCTTTCCCTGTTAGTTTCCATGCAAACCCAATGGCAACAATATTGGCTATCGTGATGGCAGGCATGGCGGCAAAAGAAAGAGAAGAAGAGGAGAAGCAACAGCCTCCTATTCAGCCTATGCCTGAAGGTCAAGGGATTCTATCTGTCTAAACACCCACATAAGGAGAGTTATGTGAGCAATACTAAAGTGATGGACTTAGTGCCATACCTAATAGCAATACAAGAAGTGAAAACTAGCAAACTTCTGTCTCCCTCACAGCGCATTGACGTATTCAAAGAGATGCACTATGAGTTGCCCCCTGAGTTCTACTGTAACTCAAGTGTGGTCACACGGAAGCTAGTTCAATCAATCCTTGAGGATCACATAGATGGAAAAGGAAAGAAAGAAGAGGCCGAAAGCCCCACCCAAAGAGATAAAGTACCCAAAGAAGTCGGAAGTAAAAAAGAAAAACAATTACTTCTCGACCCTGATGGCAACACCAGAGGGAAGGGCGCTAAGAAAAGAGTGGTCAACAAAACCGCGCAAAAACGCAGGCAGGCCGAAGGGAGTACCTGACGGCTATCGTAAAGAAACGATTGAACCCCTGCGCCAGAAAGCTAAACAAGAAGCAAAAAAGGTAGTAGAGATTATGAGTGACAAATACAACATTGAAGACGAGTATCAAAAAGAGGCTCTATCGACAGCAGTTGAGGTCATGCGCCTAGTGGGTGAGACAAGAGAACGTCTAGCGGCCGCAAGGTTGGTACTGGACTTCACTAAGTCAAAGCCTGCAAGTAAATCTGATGTTTCTATATCGAAAGCTGAAGATTTCCTTGCTTCATTATTGCAAGAGGATGAGCAACCCGATGCACCAGAAAATAGCGACGATACGCAAGAGACTGCTAAATGATTTTAGCTTTTACTCTAATGCGGCACTTAAAATAAGAACAAAGATAGGCGCAATATCCCCCCTCAAGTTAAATTCAGCACAACAGATACTCGATAAAGCAGTAAGAAACCAGATAGCCACCGAAGGTAAAGTCCGAATAATCATTCTAAAGGCAAGACAGCAAGGACTGTCTACCTACACTGGTGGCTACCTGTATTTCTCTGTAAGTCAAAAGTCAGCTTGTAAAGCAATGGTAATCACACACCATGCAGACTCTACTCGCGCTTTGTTTGATATGACTAAAAGATTTCATGAGCATTGTCCAGATATCCTTAAGCCGCACACTAAGTATAGTTCCAGAAGAGAGATGAATTTTGATGTCCTTGATAGCAGTTATGTGGTTGCGACAGCAGGCGGTGATTCTATCGGACGAGGCGAAACGCTCAGTCATGTACACGCTTCAGAGTTGGCCTTTTGGCAGAAAAGTACTGCACTGGATAATTGGAATGGTCTTACTCAGGCCGTACCTAATTCTCCTGGCACTGCGATATTCGTCGAGTCTACCGCTAATGGTGCTACGGGTATTTTTGCTGACCTTTGGCGTGGTGCTGTCGATGGCAGTAACGGTTATGTTCCTGTGTTTATACCTTGGTTTACTGATGTTGAATATCGTGAAAAAGTCCCTGAAAACTTTGAAAGAACGCCTGATGAAAATGATTTAGCAAAACTCTATGACCTAGATGATGCACAGCTAATGTTTAGGCGTAGGAAGATTGCTCAAAATGGCTTAGACCTCTTCAGGCAGGAATACCCAAGTGAGCCTGATGAAGCATTTTTGACTACTGGTAGACCAGTGTTTAACCCAGATCAGATTGTAAAGTCTATGGACAAAACTCAAGACCTAAAAGAGCGTTTGGCTCTAGAGGGTGGAGAGTGGCTTAACAATGCGCGTGGTGAACTAAGCACTTACAGAAAACACCAAGAGGGCGAACAATACGTCATTGGTGCTGATGTTGCGATGGGTGTAAGAGGGGGTGACTATTCCGTTTGCCAAGTACTTGACTCTAAAAAACGACAGGTAGCAACTTGGCGAGGTCATGTACACCCTGACTACTATGCAGAAATTCTGTATGCCTTGGGTGAGTATTACAACGAAGCCTTTATCTGTGTAGAGAACAACTCTCACGGAATCCTAACGTGTACACGGCTAGGTAAAGATATGGCTTACCCTAACTTTTACACTGAGACTCAGCTAGACAAGCTCACAGACCGTGAGACAACAAAGCTAGGTTTCACAACAACTTCTAAAACAAAACCTTTAATTATTGACCAACTACGAGCCGCCATGCGCGAGGAGCAGTTAGAAGTTAATTGTAAGGTCACGCTACGCGAAATGCTTACTTACATCGTCACAGAAAGCGGTGCTATGCAGGCAGAGGCAGGATGCTTTGATGATTGTGTCATGGCACTTGCTCTAGCAAATCATGTACACACTGGTGCTTGGACTCCAGTTGAATCCACAGACTCATTCTATATTGAGATGGTTTAATTATGGCAAAGAAAAAAGACTACAAGAAACTCTCTGACACAGAGATAGTCGCTCTAGTAGATGACAATGTTGGACGTTCTGTCGGCTACCACGATAGCGAACTAAGCCGTGAGCGATCTAATGTAATGGAGTATTACACTGGTGCAAAGCCTAAACCTATCCACGATGGTAACTCCAAGTATGTATCTCTAGATGTCTACGATGGCGTATCCAGTATGACTGCGGCTTTACTTGAGACATTCTCTAGCGGTAATAAGATTGTGCATTTTGCACCGCAAGGTGAAGAAGACGTAAAGATGGCGGCTATATGTTCTGAGTACACTGATTATGTAGCCCACAGGCAGAACGATCTGTACTCCATTATGTCTTCAGTGATCCACGATGGCCTAATGGCTAGAGCAGGAATTGCAAAGGTATTTTGGCAAGAGCAGACTGAGACTACTTCAGAGTTCTTTGAGAACGTCACTGAGAATGAGTTAGATGTAATCTTGTCTCAAGACGATGTAGAGCTTGGAGAGCATGAAGAAGATGAGTTAGGTCTACTCTCCGGTGAAATTCTAGTTACTAGAGACACAAGCCAAGTAATTATTGAGAACATTGCACCTGAAGAGTTCTTGATTGAGTCACAGCCTAAGTCTGTTGAGAGCGCCTTATTCTGCGCCCACAGGACAAAGAAGACTCTCTCTGAACTGCGTTTAGAGGGCTACTCAGAGAAACTAATAGATAAGATTGGTGATCATAGTGATGTAACTATGGGTACTGATTTAGAAGTGCTTTCCAGACATAACTCTGTCAATAGCGACAGGGGCTTCAATGCCCACGGCTACCAAGACCAAGTAAGAGAAGTAATGGTCTATGAAGTCTACATGGAAATAGATTGTGAGGGATCGGGAGTTGCAGAACTCTTTAAGATAATAAAAGCCGGTAACGTGCTTCTCGATAAAGAGAAGGTTAATAGAAAACCATTTATTACATTTGTCCCACTGCCGATTCCTCACGCATTCTATGGTAACAACTTTGCTGACAAGCTAGTGGCTACCCAGAATGCTAGGACAGTACTCACAAGGTCTATTCTAGACCACGCAATGGTGACTAATAACCCTCGATACACAGTGCTTAAAGGTGGACTTAGCAATCCCAAAGAGCTAATCGACAATAGAGTAGGTGGGCTAGTCAACGTGACTCGTCCTGATGCTATTGCTCCGATGATGCAAGCACCTTTGAATCCCTTTACTTTCCAACTTTTAGCAACACTTCAGGATGATAAAGAAGAGACAACAGGTATCAGCAGTCTTAGCCAAGGCTTAAATAAAGATGCGATTTCAAAGCAGAACTCAGCGGCAATGGTTGAGCAGTTAGCAACTATGTCACAACAGCGCCAAAAGATAATAGCGCGTAACTTTGCGAGTCAATTTTTAAAGCCTCTTTACCAAACTGTGTATCAGCTATGCATAGAGAACGAGAGCCAAGAGAAGATTATCGAGATCGGTGGAGACTTTGTGCAGATCAACCCCAATGATTGGGCTGAAAAACGAGATGTGACTGTCGAACTTGCGCTTGGCTATGGTGAGCAAGATCGTGAGGCTCAAAAGTACCTCGGTATGCACCAAACTTTCCAAGCTGACCCTGAACTTCAAAAGATGTATACACCACAGAATCAATTTCAGTTGATATCCAAAGTAATGGAACTCACTGGGATTAAGAACGTGGCTGAGTACTTGACTAGCCCAGATCAACTACCTCCAGAGCAACCTGATCCTGCCCAAGAGCTTCAGTTGGAGATGATGAAGAAACAGCTAGAAGTACAAGAGCGCCAAACTGCGCTAGGTGAGATGAAAGCCAAGATGGATATACAGAATGCTCAAATGAAACTTGAGCTAGAGAAGATGAAAGCAGAGAACAACTTTGCTATTCAGTCTGACAATGTTGACCTCAAAGAATCTCAACTAAACCATAAGAAAGTAATAGATACCGCAGAACTTGTGCTTGCACAACAAGCAGATGAGATCACGGCTATCGCAAGCCCGAATGGATAACCCATTCACCAACCCCATGCCCTTAAGGAGAGCATAAGTTATGAACGAAGAACAACTAATAGCATTAGGAACAGACGCAGAAGCCTTACTAGCCACAGAGGCTTTCACTAAAACTATGAACATAATGGTGGATTCCACTGTCCAGACATTCTTAGCGTCAGAGCCAGATGAAGAGTCCAAACGCACAGAAGCCTACGGACACTACAGAGCCTTAGTCGATATCGTCAACACACTACGTCAGCAAGTAGAAGTTCGCGATCAGATTAATGCTAAAGACACCGAAGAAAATGAAGTAATCACTGAAGAGGAGTAAGCACCATGTCCCAGGATAACGTGCAAGACACTTTTGACTCAGGTACTACCGCCCTTGATTTAGATGGGGCGGCAGATGCCATTTTAGACAACTGGAAAGACGCTGAAGAAGATCAGCCATCTACAGAAGGTAATCTAGAGGCAACAGATGAATCTACCGAAGAGACTGAAGTAGAAGAATCTGATGAAATTGAGGAAGTTGAAGAAACCGAAGAACAAGATGAATCTGAAGAAGACCCTGTGGAAGAGGAATCTGAGGAGACTGAGGAGGAAGAGGTAGAAGAAGTTAATCTATCCGATGACACTATTGTCGAACTCACAGTTGACGGAGAAACCAAGCAGGCATCTTTGAAGGAACTCAAACGGCTCTACGGCCAAGAAGCATCCCTCACTAGAAAGTCTCAAGAAACAGCAAACCAGAGAAAAGAAGCTACTGAAGCACTGCAACGCGCAGATGCGTCATTACAAGCTATGCTGACTCGCGCTCAAGACCGCTATAAGCCATACGAAGAAGTCGATATGTTAGTTGCCTCGCGGCAAATGAACCCCGATGACTTTGCGGCTTTACGTGCTGAAGCAAAAGCGGCAGAAAGCGATCTTAAGTTTCTTCAAGAAGAAGCTAATGGTTTCTATGGTGAACTACAGCAGAAGCAGGCCATACAACAGCAAGAAAGTGCCAAACACTGTATTGAAGTTCTCAAAGAGCAGTTGCCCGAATGGAATACTGATTTATATAACGACATTCGACAACACGCCATTAACAATGGTCTTCCTGCGGAGGCTGTCAATACATACACCGATCCTAATGTGATCATGCTTTTACACAAAGCAATGATGTTTGATAAGTCTAAGCAAGTAGCCAAAACTAAGAAAGCTAAAGCACCCACTAAGATACTCCGAAGCAAGAAAGCACCACCCTCTAAAACTGATCAAAGAGTCAGCAAGCAGAGGGCGGCACAAGAACGCCTACGGAATAGCCCTAGTGGTGGTAATGACATTGATGATATTGCAGATGCATTGATGGCTAACTGGGATGTTGGATAACCCTTTTTTAATAAAACTCCATAGGAATAAACCTTATGACTACATTAGTCACCTACGCAATGGTCGGAGTCGCTGAAGATGTGTCTTCAACTATTGCAAACATTAGCCCATCGGCTACACCTTTCCAATCTATGATCAAAAGCGAGAAAGTACACTCACGTACTTTTGAGTGGCTCGAAGATAGTTTGAGAAATAGCTCGGCCGCAGGATTAGTAGAAGGGGCAGACAGCTCCATGACAGCAGTTGGGCAACCTACTACTCGCTCTAATACTACCCAGATAATCGGTGAGGCT